ATTTTATTACAATTAAATATGAGTATCAAGGAAACGAAGAAGAGTATAATCCAAGCTGGGCGAAAAGCAGTTGATGAGTTAATCAAGGTAGCAGAAGAAAAGATTATTACAAACACAGAAGATGATGTATCAGCTGATAGATTAAAAAACGCGGCAGCTACTAAAAAGCTAGCTATATTTGATGCATTTGAAATACTTAACAGAATCCAAGAAGAAGAAAACTTGCTTGAGGGAAAAACACCTAAAGAGACAGAGAAAAAAGCTTTTAAAGGATTCGCAGAAGGTAGATCTAAATAATGTACGAGCAAAGTTTAGTTAAAATAATAGAACCTATTAAACGCACGACTATTAGTCGGCTTAACAAATCTAAAAAATGGAAATATGGATATGATAAAGAACATGATGTCGTGGTTATCTCAAAAACTGGGCAAATTGGTGAAGTGGTTGAAATACAAAATTTGCGTATTGCGCTGCCAAAACAGCCAGTGCGAGTGCACGCACATGAGTTAAATAAATGGGTAAGATTTGAACAACCAAAAGAGTTAGAGCGTTTAAAAAATATATTTGACTGGAGAAGTTACCCAGAAGAATCAAAAGAACAGTGGTTTGATTATATAGACGAAGAGTTTAAAAGAAGAGATGAGGGTTTTTGGTTTATGAACAATAATAAACCAACTTATATAACAGGTACACACTACATGTACTTACAGTGGAGTAAAATTGACGTTGGTGCTCCAGACTTTAGAGAGGCAAACAGGTTGTTTTATATATTCTGGGAAGCTTGTAAGGCAGATAAAAGATGCTATGGTATGTCTTACCTTAAAAATCGTCGTTCTGGCTTTTCTTTCATGTCAAGTGCTGAAACAGTTAATTTAGCTACATTAGCGAGTGATAGTAGATATGGAATATTATCTAAAACAGGCGCAGATGCAAAAAAAATGTTTACTGACAAAGTAGTTCCTATTAGTATAAACTACCCGTTTTTTTTTAAACCTATTCAAGATGGTATGGATAGACCAAAGTCTGAATTAGCTTATAGAGTACCTGCTAGTAAGTTTACAAGAAAAAAGATTACAGCTAACGAAAAGTTAGAAGATATACAAGGATTAGATACAACAATTGACTGGAAAAATACAGGTGACAATAGCTATGATGGTGAAAAACTAGCGTTACTAGTACATGATGAAAGTGGTAAATGGGAAAGGCCTGATAATATATTAAACAATTGGCGTGTTACAAAAACATGTTTACGATTAGGTAGTAGAATTATAGGTAAGTGTATGATGGGTTCAACATCAAACGCTTTAGATAAAGGAGGTGATAACTTTAAAAAACTATACAATGCG